ACGTCAGCAACGGTTCCATTACGTCAGGAACCTCAATGTCTGGCGGTCTGCGGAAAATCATCCCACGCAGGGCGATTATTGTTCGCCACGTCGCGCCGAACCAGGGAGTCATTTTTAACCGTAGGTTGTATGCCGGATCGTCTTCCTGGTTTAGCCGCGGTAAGTGCGCTTCTCGCGCAGCGTGTACCTCATACTCACCGTCCGCCGCGTCTCGCGCATCCTTCCACCGTTGTTGCATCTTTTCGTATTGCGGATGTAAAAAACTCACAGGCCACCCCCCACGCTGACTTTTCTTAAAGATTGGATTATAGGCATTTCGTAGGCTACAGGATAGCCAAATGCATCGTTCTGGTGATCGTGCCCACTCTTTTTATCCGGCTCACCATTGGTATCATACGCTTGTTTTTCCAAACAACCCGCTGACGTAGGACATTCCGCCGCATTCACAAACAATTTTCCTTTCGCAAAAGCAGTATTCACAGCGTTCACACGGTCTTTAACATACGGATTCGTTGCATGTGATCTAACCTCGAACCCAGCCAGGCGCAATTGATGCAAATCGGTAATCGAAGCATTGCCAGAATCCCGGCTACCGCCGCTGGCATCCGGGTACACGATCCTTCTAAACTTCGCTGCTGGGTAGCGTTCGTTCAAGACTCTGATCATATCCGGCGTATCAAACAATTCCTTCAATTCTGCTACCTGATGCCATGCGTCACCCCGTTCAACGAAAATACACGCGGCCATCTTCTGTACGTTGAAGTCCATGCCGATGATCAACTTTTCACCAGTAGGGCGTATCGTCTCTGTGCTGTTGTGTGTTGTTCGGTTGTAATATCGATAGACTGTGCCTGATTTTAGGTTAACGAATTGGCCGTTAACGTAGGCTAGAACAAGCTCAGGCGTGTACGCTTCGAGCAGCGATGGAATATAGTCATCAGGAAGATTCGCGGCGTTGTCGTAAGTACTGGCCTGAATTAGGCCGTAGCTTTTGCCCAAGGATGGTGTCTTCAGTACATCCTCAACGAATAGTTTGTGTGTGGCTAAGAATCCTTCGGGGGTGGTGGTTACGTCCAATCCATTCCGCAGCCCGTCTTGTTTGTAGCTCATCCTAGCAATGATCTTTCGCCATGCGTACATGGCCTTATCCATAGGCATGACGTCGAACTCATCAATCATGCCGTCACCGATCTTGAACCCCACAATACGCCCAGGATTGTCCATTGATCGGCAGATTGTCGTACCGATCTGCCTACCACCTCGGAAGTAATGAACCTCTTTGTCTGATGTTTTTATATCAACCTTGATCCCGAAGTTAAAGGCCACCTCTTCGATTGTTGGGTAAAAAATATCACGAATGTGGGAATATGTAGGGGCAAAATATCCCGAATTGATTCGCCCAAACTTCAGGTGATGGATGCAGCGTGCCATGCTCCCGGCATAAGTCTTGCCGCCACGATACCCGGCCACATACGCGCGGAACTTGTGCGGCATGGCCAAGAAACGGGATTGTGGGATTGTTGCCCTAATCCGTATTTCGCGCGTCATGTGCTTCGATTATGATGGTTGACGGTTCAAAAGGTGTTTCGTCTCCGAATTGCGCTTCGATTTCCTTTTTCAGCTTCTCGGTTTGCAGGCGTTCGAGTTCCGTTGTTCTATCCAGATAACCAAGGATTTTGGCAAGGGACTCTAGTGCCTTATTTTTATCTGGTATCTTGTACTTCATCACCTGCCCAATGCCCACATCAGCGTTACCTATGCTGACCACATCTATTCCATTGATAGCGGCTGCGGCATCGTCACTGAGCTGGTGAACCGGCAGTGGGTGTCCGTTCTCATCGTAGAGCGAGCGCACATCGAATAAAGCTAAGCGGCGCATTTCGAGCAGTATTCGTTCTTTGGTTATGTCAGTTTTATTAGTCAAATTTTGCAGACTTCCTTGTATTTCGGCCTGAATATGGAGTTTTCTTAGGTTCTCACTGGCGATATTGGCGGCAGTTCTATCACTATATCCTGCACGAATCGCGGCGGCGGTTCCGTTGAAATCAATCAAATACTCTTCAACGAATCGCCTTTCCTTTGTTGTCAGTTTCTTTTTTCCTGTGGAATCCGCCATAACCTACGCCCATAAAAGTCAAAGTCTACCCTACATTGCGATTTTTCGCCAATCGCCCAACAAGGCGGGTGGGTGTACTTAAGAAGTATGTGCTGTGCTTGTTAATTTACCCCAATGTACTTAAATATTGTCCAATATAATCAGTACTTTGCAGGAAGTACTCAAAACGTTTTTCTATTTTGAGTACTCATGTTTGTAAAATTTTTCCTTTTAAAAACAAAGACATACCTATTTTAAGGGGGTATATATACTCAATTAATTAATTAATTAATTATATATAAGGATAGAACAACATAAAAATAAAAAAAGAATACAACAACAACATGTATGTAGCTACACTACTTTATTCTTATTGTGTTGATTCTATCTAAAGATGCAAATAGTACTTAAAGTGCACAACAATAAGCACAAGAAAAACAAACCATTGATTTAGTTACAGTTTCCCTTCGTTTGGGCTACTCATAACTCGAATTTGCGGTAAGTAGCCTGCTTATTTCAATATATAAACACTTATTTCTAACAAAAGTTGTTTCTTGTGTGTTATATTATCTATAAACATACATAAGGAAAACTGAAATGATAGAAAAGAATATTTCCATCCCGGACACTACAAGCAAGTTCCCTTTATTCAAAGCACTGGAAATAGGTGACAGTGTGCTAGTTGAATCCTCTCAGTCTGTAGCGGCGCAACGGTACGCACACACATATGCAGCAATGGCTAGAAAGAGATTCAAAACAAGAAAACAGGCGGATGGGGGTCTACGTGTTTGGAGGGTTGCTTAGTATGAAGCCAAACGAAATAACCACCATCCGAGAGCAGGTACTTGACGCATTGGCAAGGATTACAGTGGATACTCCTGTGAAGATTCCGCCAGGGAGACAGGCATTGTGTTGTGTCTACGAGCACGGCAGAAAGACGGCTAGGCGGTATCGTATACGAAAAGGTATTGTTTACCTTGTTCCAAACAAAATAACATACAAGCCAGGATACTTCAGCGACCTATTAAGTACCAACCCAAAGGACAAATAAACATGAACCAAGACGACCGCAAAAAAGTACAAGAACTACCCCCAGGAGAAAACATAGAGATTCCCGGCTATCTTAGCGTCATCACAGAAGCGTTGAAAGAAATAGAGCAACAGACCGGCAACCGATACGGAACGCTGGTAATTCACAGAGGAACAGAAAGCTTCGTGCGCGTCACCAATTTAACCAAGAAACCGTCCCTGCGTGGGCAAGTGGCGCAGATACTCCAAAAGCTAACACCGGAGACTACAGTAGAGATACCAAAAGGCACACTTGCCGCACAGTACGCGTACTCCCACGCAAAACAGATGGGATTGCGATATCGAATAACCGACGGGAAAGTATCTATTGCTTCGGCGATATCGCTTCGTTCCCAGGTATTTCAGGTTATGGCGGAACTTACCGAAGTTAATCCGGTACACATACCTGCCGGGGCACAGGCGGCGAACTATGCGTATATCTATGCTGCCTCGCACATGGGAAGAAAGTGCGCAGTACGGAACGGAACAGTAACACTTGTAAAAGAAGAGGACCTTCCACTACGAGTTAGGGTATTTACAGCCCTGGAAGCACTAACCGAAGATAACCCAGTAACAATCCCGCCTGGTATCCGAGCAGCACAATACGCCCACGCACGAGAACGCGGCCTGCGCTACAAAATAACACCAGGAGGAAGTGTCTTACTTATGCCGAAGCAGGAAGAAACAAGCAAAATTGACTTGCTCAAACGCCTAATCAATCTTGAAAAAGAAGAAACGATCACGGAACGAGTAACGCAAGCCTACCTACGAAAAGTCGAGGACGTAAGCGGTTATAGTTTTTTATTGAATGATGGTGCTGTTACTAGGTTGAAATAAAACTTGACTTCTATGCAAAACAAGATATACTACACAAATCGCAGCAAAAAAAACAGAAAAGGAGAAACATGAAATCATTCAACCAAGAACTAAAATCCGCCCTAGTCGCGGAAATACGCAAGCACCGGGAACATGATCAGGTTATTCAGGGTAGTTACGGTACACTGGGGGATCCGTCTGGTTTGTTTCGTGGCTGCGCGGTAGGTTGTGCTATTGATTCACTTTTTATGGTAAATGGGCACTATACCCCACCAGAAAACGGCTACATGGATCATGGGATATACGAGCGAGAGCTAGGCATTCCACGAATTTTAGCCGAACTACAAGACGTAATCCACGAAGGCCTATCCGACGAAAGCTTCCCAACTTGGCCAGAACGTTTCATGGAAGCTGTACCGACAGAAAAAGACCTGTCGCTGGCTTTTCCTAAATTTGCGTTGTGGTTTCTGACTGACGAAAAATTTGGGATTTTGAATTACTCAATAGGAACTCCACATCAGGAAGCGGTAGAAGAAGCAGCAGAACTATTCTCCGCGATAGTAGCCGGGGAACGCATTCCGCTACAGGTTTGGAGAGATTGTGCGGAATATGCGCGCAACGTGCGAACTGTAGCTAAACCGGAGGACGCAACCTGGACTGCCCGTGCAGTCAATCATATTCTTTCTGCCGTTATTGGTAAGACAGGTGCAGAACGCAGATACTTGGCGATTGCACTAGACATTGCAGAAGCTTTGCATGTAGAAAAATACAATACAAGCTACTACGAAAAATGCGCAGAAAAACTAATCGAACTACTAAAGGCGGAAGGCAATGGATAACGAATACAAAACACAACCCTTCCCCTACCAACTAGAGGACCTACTAGAAACCCGCGAAGCGTTCAATTACGCGCTATTTTATGAGCAGGGACTAGGAAAGACGAAAATGTCGATCGACACTGCCGCTCACCTTTTTCGTCTTGGTTGGATTGACTTCG